TGGTGCAAGGGACACAAGAAGTCGACGTCAAATACTAACAGAGAATCTGAATATCTTCACAGATAGCGATAGGGCAAGATTAAATGCAGGTGACAGTGTAACCCGTGTAGCTATTGAAGGTGAATTAAGGAGCTTTTCTGTTTCTGTACAGCAAGTAAAGGATAATAATTTCATCATACGGTTACCCTCACAGCATGTAGATACTACCGCGGTCTGGGTTCGCTCGAAATCATCAGGTGCATTGAATGATACAGATTTCCTAACCACACAATGGATACAGACCACATCACCTGCAGAGTTCCAAGTACCTGAGCCGAGATTTGCAGTGACTTACGATACTTACTCCAATGCACAAATACAAATAAGTAACTATTTGAACCAATTACAGAATTATGACAACAATTGGTTGGTTGTATATTGGATTGATTGTTCTGGTGTAATTGGCTCCGTTAACCAAGACGTATTAACAAACTTCTTACCTGCAAGACCTGATTTGAATAACTTTGAGGATACCAACATATCGATATCTAATCTGTCAAATATAGTAGAGTTACCAAACACCCATACAGTAACGGGCAGGAGTCCCGAGACAGCAAAAGAAGCTTACCTTAATAGCAGGAATTGGCATAATACCTGGGAGAGTTTGATTACTTTACCCGATTTCAATAGATTCCTAAACCGTACACCTGGTGTTGATACGGCATTGGTACTAGATTGCCAAAAGGCGCTAGAGATAAATCTTGCCATCTACCACGATACGAGTTTAACAGACTCACAAAAATCCAAAAAATATATAGGTCCAGGTGATATACCACCATTAGGTTCACCCATATTTGATTGGACCAATATCCTGAACTTAGGATTCAACCCGGAGGACCCATTAAGATATATATTCCAAGCAGGGTTCAAAACATTCCACGCATTCTGTTTCGGAGTACATAATGACTTCAATAACAGTAATTGGGGTGATGGTGTAGTATCAAATGTACAGCTCAGAAACCGGGCAGGGTTCAAACAATACAGGATGCCACCTATGTTCGAACAGGGTATAATCCGAGACTTCAGACCATTACAAGCAATGACGGTAGACCTGGCATTCTGTTTTAGTAGAATTTTCCCTTGGTTTGTTGTCGGTGAGATATGGCCGAGGAACCCTGTAAGTAGAGATGTAGCTAGGAACATCATCAACAAAGCAAAAGAAGACCTTGCCATTTATTTTGCACCAGCAAACAGAAGGTACGGTCAGATGCCGCAAACAATGGAGGTTGTAAATATCATACAGAACTCTGATAACCGCATTGCATATTTTGACGCAGGTTCTATTAACAACCCAGTAATCAATTGGAGAGATGTAGATATTGAATTTTTCAACCCTATCAGCTTTTGTAGATATCAAGACCTAGGACCTCTAGCGGATAACATAAGGATAGCACCTCAGATGTTATTACCAGATTAGGAGACAATATGCATTTAAGTGAAATCAGTGTACCTGAAGTCTATATGGAGGAGTCCCAAGACTTTCGATTTTTTATTCAGTGGTTCACCGCCGCAATGGAAAAGATAACATCACACCACGCAAACTTCTTTGATATGTATGACCCATTACGGATACCTGCAGACCTGTTATGGATGTTAGCGGATACAATGGGCTACAAATACGACAATCGCTTACCGGTAGCGTTTAACCGATTGGTATTGGTCTACTTCATGTCAATGATTAGGAACCGCGGTAGTCGAGACGGTATTACACTTGCAGCCCAAACCAACTTAGCTCAATTCAATCTATTGAACCAAGGTAAAGAAAAAGAGATATTATTCAACAGGTTGGAGGATACAAGCCTACCAGCCAACGCTGTATATGTAAACTCCAGACCAGGATTTGGGTTTATTGATGTGGTATATCTTTCAGAGGAAGTACCATTGGATGCTTGTATAGAGTATGTACGACCCGCAGGTATGTACCTATTTCAAAATGCAGGTGTTAGGATGGATGCAAGGACAAAAATCCATGTGGATGCACGTCTAACCCAAACAAATGATATTGGTATGTCTTTCGGACCTACGCATGTAGGTCAATACACAAGGGAAGACTACTCAAGGATACAACGAACACGGCAAAGCCTTGACCCGAGCGGTGCTAACCCTGCATATCGAATACAGCAGATACCAGCAATACCTCAAAGGGTTCAACCTATACCCCCAAATACTGAGACATTTGAAATAACGGAAAAATGGTGGATTCAACGAGAAGATGATGAGGGTGGTTGGGAAACCGTCTTTGGACCATTTCAGTCTGAAGCAAGGGCCCGTGCACATTTCGATGCACAGATAAAAGACAAAACCCACGACAGAAATCCTGTATGGTATAGGAACAGCGAATTCGAAGGTTCACCTGCCCCAGGTCCTGAAACACCCGAGGGTATCAACCCTGGGTTTAGGGCGCTGCATTCATTACAAATAGCAAATAACCAACACATTGTACGCTCTTTACTACCTAAAATATTCAGCATTGGCTTTGGTCCACAAGATGTGGATACGGAATATGCACCAGACTATCTGAATTACCCATATCGAGATAAATTAGCAGATGGTACTTTTGTACAACCTGAATGGAATGTAAACGGTAGGTATGTAAGCCAAAGAGCTTGGAACTTAAGATTGAATAGAAACCTCGAAAGAGATATTGACGAAGATGTCTACACAACCGATGACGACCGTACAGAAAATATAATCCGACCTAGACCCGCAGTCAACCCAGTTATGTCACACGTAGGAGATGCAATATCGATGAATCCAGAGAATGAACAATTCATAATCGCAGACGGTGAGGGTAATTTCCCGATAGTCAATACGGAAGATATTTAACCTTTCATTATTATAAGAAGTAGGAAAAAGGAGGTCGATATGTCAATCTTAGAGAATTTTGGTGTGCAACCATTGGCACAAGGACCTCCTAGAGAAGTAAGTCCAGAAGACATCGCCAGAGACCTAATAGGGTTTACACACCCTAATTTACATATGCGAGTGGTACGACCCTCAACACATACACCGACCATAAGGTATTATTTTGGTATATTTGGGTTTAACAATTGGCGAACAGTAATTGTACCTGTGCATGAAGAAGGCTCTACTACATCCGAAATACCCTAAGGAGAAGCTAATTTGGATAATAGAATTGAAGCAAGTACAAAAAACTTAGGGTATGTTAATAATGTGTCAATCCAAGTATTGGATGCAGATACCCGAGAGGTAGTTTCTGAACATGTAGGGCACAACGCAGCTACAAACTCTATGTTGACAGGTATTGCGCATTACCTACAAGGTGACGGTGTATTAAACCAAGGAATACATTTACTTCGTCAATGGGTACCTCAATTCATATCATTAGGTACGATGGGTCTTATAAACCAAGTAGCTGATGAAGAAGGCTTACCCGCGGGTATTGGTGTAACAGCAATCGACCCGGATGACGAGGTAAAACGATTCCAAGATTATATGTACCAAACACCTGGATATGGTGCAGATGGTTATGACCTATTACAGAATAATGACAGGACATTATATGACCCCATATTTGCAGGATTGGGCCCACCCTTCGGTTTAAGGGGGCAAGCCGGTGCACCTATTGTAGGTACATTGCCTCAACCACCTCCAAATGTTTGCCCTTTATGTGGGAGTTCACCGATGGTAGGTTGTTGCCATGCTACAACAGGTATACCGGAAACAGAACCCGACCTTAATATATATGATACAGTCAAATGCGAATTAATATCAAATACATTTCCCCGAGCAAGGATATCCTATAGAGATATAATACCCGAGGTGGAGGCAGAACTCCCACAAACAATTGATGTGGTATTCAGTGCAATGATATCAACTGGTGCACTTGCACAATTCAGGCGACCTGGTTTAGACTATGTATTTATTACAGAAGTGGGTTTGTGGTCTCGACCAGACTGGAACCAGAGCGGTGCAAACGGTCTACTTGCAGGGTACCGTATTATACCACCCAACAGCGACCATTGGGATATGACCGACCCCGAAAATCGGAGAAGGTTAAAGCAACAGATTATCCGAGTAGGTGTAAACCAAGTTGTATTGGTCATATGGAAGATACAGCTAGGTCACATTGACCAACTTTTCCCTGTAAGGGGTGACCACTTCCAAAGAAGACCAAATTTCCAATTACCTTAAGGAGGTATTATGATTAAAGTAAAATCTAGCAAATTCAAGCCGGGACCTTATACACCCATTTATAACCTTATTAAGCAAGAGAAGGAATTCCAAAGAGGTTATGAGAGGATTCGACCCATAAGGGATGAAGAGCATCATTTATCTATCAAAGATTATATCAACTCCCTTGACAAGTTACATTACCGTCCTACTCTTGATAATCTGAGAGCGTTTGAGGATAAGTTTGGAGTTAGCAGCTTTACAAAGGCGGTATACGATGAATTGATAGGTATGTCTCCTGATAATCGCATAGGCTCCTCAATCCAATCATCAAGCGAATTGAGCGATGAATTATACGACGAGTTGGACAATGCATTAGATAGTATTGATTCAAGTGTTGACGCACTTCGAGATGAGGTAGAGCAGGCTATGGATTCAGGTGATGAGGTTAGGTGCAGAGATATACTTGATAAGTTACACTCTATTGACGGTATATTAACAGAGCGTGTATACGATTTAAGAACTAAATCAAAACGAGGTATTGAATAATGGAAAGTATTATATTTACACCCGCAGCGGTTTTGGAGCTACTAGTTCAAATACCTGAGTTAGCTCAATACAATATAAACTTCACAGAAACCATAGGCGGTGATTTACAATTAACTATAGGTGATTCCTTTTACCTGATAGAGGCAGAAGAGGCTCCTCAGGTCAATGTAGATGAGTCTGTTGTAAATGCTATTGATGATATCAATACAGAAGCATATGAATCCCTGGTAATCGAACATAGCTTGGAATCCGTTGAAGGTGATGATATTGAAGCTGGTTTATTGAAAGAAATATTCAAAACATTAGCAATTGGTGGTATGGCTCGATTAGGGGCCAAGCTACTTAGATAAGGAGTGCTAACAGAAGATGCCAAAAAATACAATAAAATCCAATACTGAAGATGTAAAGGTGCTTGGTATATTTGAAGGAGTAGCTGCAAATGCTACTATAACCAATCGAAACGGTTTAGATATAACCCGACCCGTATGGGAAGGTGTATTTGCTTCTGAAGATTATAGAACCGGCATTGATAACGGCTGGTTTCTCGGATTCTTATCACACCCAAAAGAAGGGGACGACCAGGAGTTCAGGCACGCATGTATAAAGATGGTAGAAGGTCACATTGATGGTAAAGGTATGGTTCACGGTAAATTTGAATTGTTACCCACACCCGTCGGTTTGATTGTGAAGACATTAATTGATTGCGGTGTAATATTTGGGATATCTGTTAGAGGTGTAGGTGATATCCATAATAATTCAGTCGACCCTGATACATTTATATTCAGAGGATTTGATTTGGTTATATTCCCTGCATATGAAGAGGCGGTACCTACATTTTCTAAGATAGCAGCTTCGACAGATGCAAAGACACGAAACGCATATAAGCAGGCGCAAGTGGCGATTAAGAATAACCTGCAAGAGATTACATGCTCAACAACATTAGAGCAGCTACAAAGTCAATTTGCTGCACAGTCTGAAGAATTTACATCAATTGAAGCAAGGTTGCAGATACTACAATCTAAAGATATAGCGGAAATGGACCGCCAACGAGTCCAAGCGATGGTAGAACTTTACCATAATGCGATTGTTGCAAATTATCAACTTACCAACGAGCTCGAACAATTAAGGAAATCGATAGTTGCAAATGAAGTCGCAGCTACAAAAAGATTAGACAAGGTAGAGGCGGTATCCAATAGGCAAACTAGTCGGTTGGTTAAGCAAAATCAACAATTAGTAATAGCAAATAAAAACCTATTAGAGCAACATAAGACAGACCAAAAAGATATTAAGGTGTTAGGTTCCGTAAAAGCCAATTCTGAGGAATTTAACCTTAAATATAATAGAGCCATAGAAGCTCACCAAATTGACCTTGATGAAAAAGACGAAATCATAGCAAACCTTGAAGGGGAATTGAGCGAAACTGTCGCAGAAATCCAGGAATTGGAGCTAACATTGTCAAACCGTGATGATGGGAATAGACGTCAAATCGAGGCATCTGAAAGGTTGCTGAGAGATTATCAACTAGCATATGCAAAATTATATGCAACAGCAACAGGCGGAGACGCAAATATTACTATTACATCCTCCACTACCGTCGGGGACATGAAATCAATGATTGCAGGTGGTAACGCAACCCTGACAAGGGTTATGACACAACCCCGTACCATTGACCTTGACGAATTTGAGCTTGAAAGTCCCGAGGGTAATAAAGGTATAATCTGCACATAATTTAATCAAAAAGGAGATTTAGCACTTATGGCTATTAGAAAGTCAACTCGTCCAGGCGTTACAAATCGTAACCCTGCACCAACAAAGCGTAGAACAGTACAAGCCGGTACTTCTATTACATCGAATGTAAGAAACCGCAATGCTGCTCCTACACGTATCCATGCAAGTTATTCAGGATTGACTCCTGAAAAGCAAGCATTCGTTCGTCAGCTTCAAGCTAACACACAAAGGCATAGCATCTTAGCAGCCACGAACACAACAAACATTGCAGCTCGTCCAGAGTTCATGGAGTTATTGCCTCTATTCGTTCAAAAGTTATTAATTCTTGACGTATTCGGTTCAGTTGCAATGCACTCACGTACTCAAATGGTTCCTTACATGAAGGTAATGGCTGCAAATACCAAAGGCGAAACACCTCGCGGAGATATTCTAAATTCACCGTTTGTACATCGTCAAGGTATTGACCCTAACTTCACTGGTAGAGTAGTCAAGAACGAAATTCTTGCAACCGACGCAGGTGCATTTACAGTCGCGGAGTTTATGTATAAACCAGTTCTTCCCGGTTCAGTAACAATTGCTGCAAACATCGGTGGAGTAACAGAGTATATTACAGATAACGGTATGGGCGATTTAGTTGACCCATCAGGTGGTACTGTCGGTACAATCGCATATGATTTTGGTACAATCGAACTTAACCCCGCAGTTACATTAGATGACGGCGACACAATTAAAGTTGCAGCTTATCAATATGATAACGAAACCGTAGGTCCTGACACAGAAGGTCGTCACGGTGCCCGCATGGGTCAAACTTCACTTCAATTAGACCACTTCAATCTAGAAGCTAAAGCTCACCAATTGTCGAGCTTCTGGTCAATCTATTCAGCATTTGCTTCTTCTACAGAGTGGGGTGCGAGTGTACAAGATATGGCAAAGGAAGCCGCTTTCGGTCAATTGACAGCAGAAATCAACTCACTTGGTTTCCAAGCACTTAAAGATGCTGCTCGTTACGACGCCCAGTTTAACTGGAATGCTGCTCCTGTCCTAAGCGGAAGTGTTGTACCCAGCGATTATTTGAATATGTTCAAATTAAGGCTAGGTCAAGCATCTGCTTCAGTATACCAAGCAACCAGACTAACAAGACCTAATCGTCTAATTGTTGGTGCCAATGTTGCTGAATATATCAAGATGATGAACGGTTTTACTTCAGACCAGCTTGAGGATACAGTAGGTCCGTACAGATTAGGTAGACTTGACCAATTCGAATGTTATGTTGAACCAAATTATGACCCGAACCATTGGGTAATGGCTGCTAAGTCTTCTGACATACAGCGTAACTCAGCACTATTCGGAGAATATATGCCGTTCACATCAACAGACGCCATCGGTCTTGCAGATATGTCAATCCAGCAAGGTTTCGCAACAATGTTTGCGATGAAGGTTGTTAACCCTTCTACTGTCGTATCTGGTAAGATTATGGGAATCTAATATAAACTAAAAATATATGGAGGTAACACAATGGCTTATAATGTAACTATCACCTATAACGGATTGACCCGCGACCCGGAAAATTTTGTATATCCAATCGCTAGAATCTTTAGACCAAGCCCATCATATGCGGACTCGATTGCATTTGCTGGTACGGTTTATGATACAAATGTACCTGGATTCGGCACTATTGAACAAATGGAGCCTTTCGCTACAACATCAATTCCGTTCCCTGTACCGTTAGCGCAATTCAAACTTGCGGTAGTAGGTGAAGATAACACAGTAACATTTACAGTAGATACTTACTTGGAGGCTTTCTGGTTCCAACAAGTTGGAGTGGCAATGGCTGACCAAGGGTTTACTGTTACAGTTGAAGCAGCGTAGTAAATCAATAAGGGAGGTTCAATACTCATGACTGTACAAGAAATGGTAGCCGAGATTAGTTTCTCATTGGGCCTCCCAACCCACGAAAATGTTGAAGGTACTCAAATTGAGCTTGCCATCAACAAAGCGTTCCGAGAGTTGCGCAGGTATATAAGAACACCAGTAGATAAAACGGTACCGTATGCAAGAAGGATTGACCTTAAGGCTGTCGGTATTGAAACTAACAGAGTGTTAAATGTATTTGCAGCGCAACCTCGGGTAGGGTTAACACTTGGTTCAATAGAAGGTGGTAACCCATTCCAATTAGGTGCAGCTATAAACTCAAGCGGTATGGTAGGACAAACCAATAGGTTAAACCTGGAACCCATTATGCGAGAGATGGCAATGGCACAAGTTAGGAATACATTAGCTACCGACTTCCAATGGGTTTATGACCAACTTAACCAAGTAGTTAATGTAGCGCACCGAGACCCAAGACCTGCAAGGGTTACTGTCCGATATGTACCTGAGTTTACGGATGTATCGGAGATAGACAATCCAATGTGGGTAGACTACCTTATAAGGATGGCAGAGGCATTTGTTAAAAAGGCTTGGGGCCAAGCAAGGTCCAAATATACCATCGAAGGTAGTAATGTATCAATGAACGGTCAACAATTGATTGACGAAGCCAATGCGGAATTAGAGGCTATGAGACAAGAGCTTGAGGGTCGCAGGAACAAGTTTGTAATGTTAAACTAAATTCAAATATAAAAGGAGTATACTATGTATATCAGAAAGACTACAAAAAATCAAGTT